TATTCGCCACTCCTACCTATTCTCTCCGTTGCTCGTGTCATTAAATGTTTTCCAAGTAATACCTTTTTCAGATAATAACTTTTTCATATATTTAGGCTGTCTGTTAAACGCTGCTTTTTGGAACGCCTCTTCACTTATTTTATTTTCTTTTATGTAGTCATTTGCAGACTTTCTTATTTCTTGTAAGGTTTTTCTTACTAACAATTCTTTTTCTGCATTACTTTTAGATTTATAAAAATCAGATTGAACTAAAGTGCTTACCATTATCTCTACTGGCTTACCCATATATTTTGCTCTTGTTTGATCCACAACGGCATTACCAGAGTAAGGTAATATATCTCTTCTTTTAAATCCTAATCTATCAAACTCTCTTTCTGCTGGATTCTTTTCTTCTCTTACAGTAGCACCAGTAAGCTGTCTTGTAAGCGGCCCTGGAACATTAATATCTGTAAAAGGTATTTGTACTGTATCTGGTCTTCCGGGAGCAGCCTCTCTTGTCGGTGATTCTAATTCTGGAAATTGATTTCTTACTATAGGTATGCTTGTTTTTAATCTATTAGTTGTATCAGTTAAAAATTCACCTGTTGGCACAGGCGCTCTAAACTCCTGATCCTGGTCTATAAAATCATTAAACATTCTAAGTGGAGTTAAGAATCCACCAAGAACATTGGAAACATAGTCAGACATAAACCTATTTATTTTTTCTTCTGTATCTAATCCAACCATTCCGTCTAAAAGGTTTTGCACTAGCTGCAAACTTGCACCAGCTCTAAATTGTGCGCCAGTTAATGCTTGTAAAATATCTTTTGGATCACCCCAACTTCTACCGCTTTCCAATCTGGTAACTACATCTGCTATAAATAAGTAAGGAGTTAATGGAAAGTATGGTCGCATATCTATAGTCTTTCCAGATGATGTTTCCACCTCATACCATTTGTGATCTTCTGATCCTTTTCTTTTAGCTTCAATAGTTGCAAATAAAATAGTTGATCCTATTACAGCCTCGCTAAATGCTTTAGTGTCACCAGCAGCTATTCTTTTATGTTCTGCTGGAGATAATAATTTTAAAAAGCCAAGTGGTGAATGTCTGAATTGAAAATCAATAGCGTTGGCCATAAATCTAGCAAAGGGAAATACGCCTGTTGTAATAAAAGGTATGGAGTTAGCTAAATCTACAAATGCTTTTAATGCTTTGTTGTCTGGTGTCTTTGCATAAGTAAAATATAAAGCATCATCAACCGCTTTTTCTATATCAGACGCGTCAAGGTATTTTAAAAGATCATCATTTATACCAACATCTTTAATTTCAATACCTTTTGCCGCTAAAGCATCTTGTATGGATGTTGCAAACATGCCTCTTCTATACCAAAACTCTTGTATTCTATTTAAAGTATTGAGGCCATCAACCATCTTCTGTGCGCTTTTAAATACTTTAGCTTTTGATGAATCAGCTACCTCTGAAGCATACTTAGTAAAAAGTCTATCACTTTCATTAACAAAATATTTTGTCAAAAACTCAGTTAATTCTGCTGATTGTTTTTTGTTTTTTGTTAAGTTCATCATCAAGCGGAATGACTCAGCACCATCAACTCTTTTTGTTTCGGCACCAAATGCTTTTCTTAATGGATTAAATGTTCTATTCAAAACATCATCAAAAGATTCTATTAACGTGTGCATACCAACTCTTCCTATTTGAGCTGTGTTATTACGCATTGCTGTTGCTATCTGGCTGACTAATAAACCTCTTCTTATGTTGTCTAAGTCTCTTACTATATCTGTATATTCTTTTGCAAAGTTTGCATACCAGCCTTCGTCTGGTGCTATCTCACCAAGCTCTTGTCCCATTCTTTTCATGGATTGTTTAGCTGTGCTTAACTGTTGCATACGTCTGGCTGAATCAGAGATGCTTTCTTTAAATACAGATGACAACTCTTCTACAGTAAGATCATTTCTTTTTAAAATATCTACAAACTGATTAAAGAATTTTGGACTTGAGTTTGCTAATAGCACAGCTTCTTTTAATTGGTCAGATATTCTTACGTTCTTACTTACTGGTATGTTAAGTTCTTTTATAATTTCTTGACCAACATCAATTACCTTTTGGTTTAAACCAGTAGTAGTATCAGTTTGAAAGTCTTTACCATCTGGAGTATCAATAACATCATCTGCTTTTACTTTATTAATGTTACCGCCTTCTGCCGCTGCTATATCATCAGCATAAACTCCTAAAGGCACTTCATCTCTAACTGGAGGTATTTCGTTATTGATAACATCACTATAGGTTTGGCGCACATCATCATCAGACATTCCTCTATAGTCTATATTAAAATCATCTAAAGTTTGTCTGATTGTTCTTGCTTCTTCTGTCTGTCTTTCCCAGTTGCTTAATAGCATTTGATCGTCTTGATGCACCCTATCTGTTTGCAAATCATCTATTATTCTGTTTGTAAAATCTGGCACTTCACCATCAAATGTTTGCAATTCTGGAAGAAATCCATCTTCTTGCATGGCTTCTTGTATCTGGTCAAAGTCTGTAAAACCTTTTGAATTTTTTGGTGCTAAATATTTAGAAGTAATAATCCCTTTATCACTTTCTAAGATTTGTTTTAGCTCACCCATTCTTGAGAAGTCTCTGCTGATTGCTCCTCCTTCAATATAACTTTTAGCAGTTCTTACTTTTGGCTTCTTAGGTATCTTTAGTATTTCTGGAATCTTTGTGCTTTTAGGTTTAGCAGTTTCTACTTTCGGTGTAACAACTTCTGGAGTAACTGGTGTTTCTACTTTGGGTTGAGGTACGTCTACTCTTGGGCCAACCATATCTGTTGGGCCAACCATTTCGTTTACTTGTACTGGTACTTTATTTTTATTTTTAAAATATGAAGCACCACCGCCTATAGATCCACCTAATATTCCACCCAATCCAGCACCAAGTCCAGCAGCCTTTGCTGATTGTCCTAACTCAAAACCTTCTTGCTGACCAGACATTACCCTGGCTGATTGTCTTAGTGCGTTATCAGCAGTTGAATAAATAGCACCCTCTATAGCTCCTATCTTCGCTCCTTGTTTTGCACCTTGTTTAACAAGTTCTTTTATACCTTGTTTTGCTGTTGCCTTTGCTCCCTCTCTTGCAAGTAAACCAGCACCTAAAGTTCCTATGCCTACATAAGTAGATGGATCAGCAACAAGTCCTTTTATTAATCTTCCAGTACCAGCAAGACTAGCTTCCTTGTTATCATACATATCCATCAAGGTAACGAAGTCTTCTCGTTGTTGTTGGTTTGCATTGAACTTAAGATCAGATGCTTCTTTAGTCATCTTGGGTATATTGTAATTAAACCAACCCATGTATCTTAGGGCATAGTCTGCATACTGTTTGTCGGAGTTTAGCTTCTTAGGTTTGCTGTCTTTTTTAAAACCAAAAGTTCTACCCTCATTCCATTCATAGATACTTTTAGCAGCTCTAATGAATTCTGGATTTTCTTTTAATTCTGATTCAGATAGTTTTTGATTTTTTTTTGGGACAGGAGGTAGAACAAAACCATTAGCTGCAATATTTTGTTGTGTAATATCATTAGCTTCTGGAGGAGGCGGTATTTTAAATTCGTTTACTTCCTCTTGTGGCGGAGGCGGTATCTTAAAATCTACCATGGTATTACTCTGCAATTATGCCATTGCTTATTAAATCTTTAATAACTTGTTCTCTTGTTAAACCTGGGTTTAAATCCTGTGATTGTTTTACAAGCTCATCAACACTTAAGCCTGAGTAAGACTTGTTGGTGATTCTATATGTTTTGTTGTTTTCTTGATTTTGATTACCAGCATCACCCATCATCATACTAGCGATTGTTTGGTCAAGAGACAAGACTCCTTGTTTGTTTATATTATTTTTATAAAAATCTTTTTCTTGTTCTGTTAATTTAGGACTATCAATACTCTCCTTCATCACAATGTTTTTAATCCTAGCAGCGTTTTCTTTATATTTATCTGCTTCTGACTGTTCTTCTTTTACTGTTATGTTAGGAAACATCCTTGTGCCATCATCTACATAATATCTATATCCATCTTTAGCTACATAAGAATCTCTTTTTGCAGGCTTTGGCATGTCCATACCAAATAGCTGGTTCATTCTAATTGCACCTGCTAATTCAGGATTTTGTTTTATAAATAATTCTTGATCTCTTTCAAACTGCTCTTTTTTCATTAGAGCTTGTGCTTCTTTCTGCCTAGCTTCTTGCTCTGCTTTTCTTTGTGCTAGTCTGTTAGCAAACATCATAGACTGTTGCGAGTTACCAGATTGATTTGCATTAACCATACGAAGCGTATCAGCAAAGTTTTTTAACTTCATTGATTTTTCGGCTCTTGCTCTCTCTTCCTCTTCTAGTTTTTTTTGTTCGTTGATAGGTGATATGTTTATACCCAACGAACCTGTGTCATTAGGGTTTATATTTAAAAGACCACCTGGTTTATTGAAATCAAATATTGCCATTATTAATCATCACCATAAATTGTGTCGTAGATATCAGCCGCATCACCTATTCTTCCAAGTAAACCTTGATTGGTTGATGATGAATTTGTCATGCCTGGTGTTCCACCGAATACAGCACCAGATAACAAGCCTATCTGTTGTGGGCCATAATTCAATCCTCTTGTAAACTCGTTGTAGTTTGCATCTAGTCCAGCTTGTCCTAGTCCTTGTTGCTGGTTTCCAATACCAGACATTAAACCCAATCCTCTGTATTGATCTGCTAACTGATTACCAAATAAACCAGCTCTAAAGTTTCTGTCGTTTAATGCTAGATTTGCTGCGTTGTTAAATCCAGACTGTCTTAAATTACCAGAGGTTCTACCTGCCACATCTGCAAATTTTTTGTTTGTTTCTGATTCAAGCAATGCTGAACGAGAACCACCAAAAGCACCTCTGCCTATTGCTGCATCTTGATCGCTTTGTATTTGCATTTGTCTTGCATCATTAAGATCGCTAAGTGTGTTATTAATAACTTGTTCGTTATAAGGATTCTGAAATTGTTGTATGTTAAGTGGGCCTTGAGCTAAGTTGTTTAGTTGTCCTGTAGGATCAAAAGATAATGATCTACCAAACATGTTTCTTGTTGCATCAAAACCAGCTAGTTGGTCTGGATTAAATCCAGCTACTCTAGCACCTGTGTATGGTGTAAATGGTTGACCTGCTACGCCTTGCGCTTTGTTATATAAATCGTCATAACGTGCCTGAGTTGCTGGATCAACTGTAGATGATTGTGTTGTTTTATCACCACCGCCTTTGATAGCTCCGTATGCGGTAGCTCCTGCTGTGATGTATGGTAATGCTGATGCCATAATATATCCTATAAGTCCTTACTAATTAAATATTCTTGTTTAAATCCTAGGTGCTTAACTTTTCTTAACCAACCCTTACGACCACTACCAGTTATCTTGTTAATGCCGATTGACCTGGCGTACTTCTCTATTGATTTAAACATTTCTTCTACTTCTTCATAATCTCCAGCTATACAAAGAATATGTAAGACATTTTTCTTGGGGAAAACTACGAACTCTGTAATTATAACTGTTTGTTTTCCACCCCAAATTGAGGCTATTCCATTTTCTATTTTATACTTAACATCATCAATTGTATAGGAATCTGTGTAGCCAATAGCCTTTTCAATTAAGTCTTTATATTTATCAAACTGTGTCTCCCAGTCTTCTTTAGACTGTTGCTGTGGCGGAGATTGTTCCGTTGTCTGCGATACTAAGTTTATATTTTGTTCCATTTGGACTCACTAATACGAGTTCAGTAGCATCTACACCACTAACCTCTATTCTTTCACCTTTCTTAAATGATAACCCATCTCTGTACTCTATTTCAGAAATCAGATAGTTTTGATAATCTGTATCTACTATTGGCCCTGGTCTTCTTAATGCCTTTCGTGCCATTACCTACGACCTCTTTTTTTAACATCTAGTCGTATATTACCAACTTTAAATAACTGGTCTGTGTCGCCTGTTATTTTCATCTTAACTTGTCTTGCTGTAAATCTTGCGTCTGTGTAACCATCAGTTTCAAAAGTAAAAGGCCCAAAATCTGTCTCTGCACCAAGTGGTGTAAATCTTCCTGTAAAACTTAATTCGACTCCAGGTAAGGTGTTTGCTTCTTCGTCTGGAATAATCTGATTACATTGTACATAGTTATCACCAACGCCTATCTCAATAGGCCCTGACGTTGCGTAGGGTACTGCTGAACCTATGTCCTCGGATTCAATTAGTGTTGTGCTGTCGTGTTGGTAAACAAAACCAGAACTGTTACATGCTGTTGGAAAATCCAATACGCCTTGGTCTAACCAACATCCCCTATCCATTGATCCAATACTCCATACGTTCTCTATATAGTTCCAGATAACATATTTGTTTGGTGTTAACTGATCTGTGCCAACAGGGAAGAAAAACCACATCTCATTAAAGTTAGAGTTGTGACCACCACATGATGTTTTTCTATATGGACTATTTATATTGTCATAAACAAAATCATGTACTTCGCATTTTATTTCTTTGACTGATCCATCAAATACAAAGAATGAGTTTTCACCCATCCAACATAAGAATGAATCAGCAGCTACAACTGTTCTTGGACTGATTGCTTTACAGTTAGTACCAGCGTCTTGTATGCCATAGATAAAAGGAGAACCTGTGTAATACAATCTAGCTACACCAGTATCAGTAAAGATAATAACGTCTGTTTGCCATTTAACTGCACTTAGTACTCTACCACCTGTAGGTATTTGTAAATCACCAGCAGTATTGGTTGATGCCGCAGTCCATGTTGTTAGTGTTTCTCTTGATGACCATTGTATCTTTCTTGGATCGCCACCTGCGCCCAAAGCTACAACGTGTCTTTCGTTAGTAACTAATACACCAGCACAGTTAGTTGGCGCACCTGAAACGGGTGCTGCTATTGTGCTAGGTGTGTTTGGATTCCATTGAAATATTCTTCCGTCTGATGGACAACAGAAAAGTAATATCTCGCCAAAGTTGTCAAAAGAAAAAGAGTTGGTGTTAAATAATAAACCAGATTGTGAACGTGCATCACCATAGTCTTCAACGTCATAGTGATATGCACCATATCCTAAAGGATCAAAAGATGCGTCTGTAACAAAACCTGATGGTGTGATGTCATACCAAGTATCGTTTATTAAGACATAAATTCTTTCTCTTGTTCCAACTACTAATACTTTTTTATCGCCATTGGTTATGTAGGAGAACATACCAGTAGGAGTACCAGTAAGAGCTGATGTGTTGAGTTTTGTCCATCCACCGATTGGTCTTAGATATCCGTTTTCAAAACGTACTAAGTCACCGTCTGTCCATCTTCCTTTGTTGGCATAATCAGTACCGTTAGTGACAATGCCAGGTGGAGGAGTCACTTGTATTAATGGCATTTAATTCTCCAATGCTTCTACTTTAGCTTCTAATTGTTCTATGCGTTCTATAGCTTCTTGTAATGCTTTAATTGATTTCATATATAAGACCGAGTATTTTACAGATTTAACATTTTGTCCTACTGTAAAATTACCATCATCATCAACACTTCCAAAATCAAAGTGTAAAGCTACATCTTCCTTTTCTGGCTTTGATTCATCAATTAAACCATTCATTTCAGATGCTTCTAATTCCTGTGCTATAACTCCAAGATGATATTGAGTATTTTCTGCACCATCTCTATTAACTAATTTTTTTAGTTTATATTTTCTAATTTTTAATGCTTTAATATCTTCCCATTGAGAACTTGCATCGGAAATGTCTTGTTTAATCCTTTCATCAGATAAAGCACCATAAGAATTATTAGTATTTACTACATTACCACTATCAGCAACATTAAATACATGACCTCCGCCATTTCTTGCATGAATTATCCCAAAACTTCCATTATTAGTATCTCTGGAACATTGTAATTTTAAAACATTTTGGCTAAAAGATGTGCTAGTAACATTATACAATCCAGCATCAATAACAGCTGAACTATTTTCAACATGAAGTTTTGCTTCATTAGAAGTTGTGCCGATGGATGTATCACCATCACCAAAAATAGTCATCCTACCAGTACCACCAGTAATGAAGCCCATTTTATTATCAGCATGACTATAAGTAATACCACCAATGTTAGAGTTACCTGAGTCACCAAATCTAAACTGTCCAACATTAGATGCACCAGATAATATTGTCATTCCTGAATCAGCACTACCTTCTATAACTAATTCGTCAGCACTAGTTAAAACAGATGAAGCTCCGCTATCACCAGTTTTAATATGTAAGCCAACTCCTAAGTCTTTGTTTGATAGTCCAGATGATGCAAAGTAATTATCTACCGCAACTGTTGGTGTGCCAAATTGTAAAGTTGCAACATTGTTAGTTATGTTTGTAGCAATTAAAGCTGGGCCACTACTACCAGATGTGTTTGTAGTGTCGGGTAAAACCAATGTTATGTTTGTATCGTTTAAATCTGCTGGTGCTTTTAGTCCAATTGAGTAACCACTTGCATCAACAAACTTTAATGCGTTTTGTAAGCCATTTCCATTTAAAAATACATCGGCACTTGCTGTTAATGTACCATTTACTTTTAAATTTTTACCAGTTCCCACATGTAGGCCAACACTTGTTCCTGCTCCATTTGCCGAGAAGACTGCATCTACTTGATCTAGGTCTGCATTAAGTTTGTCTCCCCAGGTATTAGTAGAACTTCCTACCTCTGGTTTTCTGAGTTGTAAGTTAGTTGTATAAGTATCAGCCATAATATTTTACTCGCCTATAGTTTTTGTTTCAGTCGTAGGTGTTATCTCTTCAGATATTTTTGAGT